CGGCTCGCAGTCCGCAACCTACCTCGTGGACATCGCCAACAACATCACGACATACCTCCAGCAGCGCAACATCGGAGATACGGTGTTCTACGGCAAGGTGCAGGCAATCGTGCTTGGCACCACCGGGGTGCTGTCGGCTACCGTGCAGATCAAGAAGGGCGCAGGCTCGTTCGGCACGTCGAACCTGCCCTTCGACTACAACGAGGTTCCATCCGTTGGGACCATCACCGTGAGCTGAGCCATGGGACGCAATCGACCTCGACATCAGCCGAAGGCCGCGCCGCAGCGCCCCGTTGCGCCGCGCAGGATTGCTCCTGCGGTGCGCGCCGACGACCTTGTCTCGACCATCGGTGGGGGCCTGGGGACCGAGTACGACCCGGCCATGGGCTTGTGGCCGGTTGGGTACAACTTCAGCAACGCCTACGGACTGGCCGACGCCGCGTATTCCAACAACGAGATGGTCGCCACCATCGTCGAGGGCCTGCCGGATGAGGCGGCGCGCTGCGGCTGCGAAGTGCTGGTCGACGACACCGAAGATCCCCGCCCGCAGCCGTTCCTCGATGAGATGGAGCGCCTCGAGGTGCTGGGCAAGATTGCGACGGCGCGGTCGTGGGCTCGCCTGTACGGTGGCGCCGGCATTGTCATCGACGTCGACGACGGCATGGACCCTGCGTTGCCACTCGACCCGTCGAAGGTTCGCGCCATCAACCGCCTTGTACCGCTCGACCGGTGGTCCCTGTTCCCTTCGGACAACACCGAGTCGCCGGAGTTCTACACGGTCGCGGCGTACGCCGGATCGTTCAACGCCCTCACCACGCCGATGCTGACCGGCATCTTCCACGGCTCCCGCGAGATTCGGTTCGTGGGTCGTACGGTGCCCCCGCGCATCCGCATTCGCGTCAACGGGTGGGGTCTGTCCATCCTCGACAGCGTCTGGCCGCAGATCCGCAACTACGACCTGTGCAACCAAGCCATGGTCAACATCGCCAACAACTACGAGCACGGCGTGCTCAAGGTGAGGGGGCTCGCAGCCGCCTACCTTGCCGGCGAGGACGCAGAGGTTGCCGAGCGCCTTCGGTTCTTGCAGCAGGCGCGGTCAGTGGTCGGGGCCATGGTCATTGACATGGACGACGAGGGGTTCGACCGCTCGACCTCGACCGCAGGCTCAGGCGTCGAGAAGATCTGGCAGACGGCTGCTGCTGCGCTCGCAGGGGCGGCACACCAGCCGATCACCCGCCTGCTTGGGCAGTCTCCCAGCGGCCTGTCGACCGACGACAACTCCGGTCGCCGCAACTGGCAGACGTCGGTGTCGGTCGAGCAGGAAAAGTGGTTCACCCCTGCGATCAAGCGCATCTGCACGCTGCTTCTCGACGCCGGCATCGTCACCATGAGCGAGGGCGCGAAGTTCAAGGTGGTGTGGGGGGCCACGGAGGTGCCTACCGACGAGGAGCAGGCCAAGACGCTCAGCCTGTGGGCAGACGGCATGCAGAAGCTCGTGGACGTTGGCGTGCTCGACCCGATGGAGGTTCGCGCTGCGTTCACTCAGGTTGGCTGGTCTCCGATCCCGCGTCCCCTTGACGCTGAGACCAGGCAGTCGATGTCGACGGACCTGTCCGCGACGCACCCCGCAGCCAACCCAGATGCCCGTCGTGGTGACCTCGAGGCGCTGTTCAACGCGCCGCTCCCCGATGATGCAGCCGCCGAATGAGTGACCGTGGCCAGATAGCGGTCCCGCGCAGGGCGACCGCATGGCGCTATCCTTGGCCTTTGGAGGAGGAGGCGGTGCGGCACGCCATGGGCACGTTGCCGTTCGTCGCTTCGACGGCTGCAAGCTGGCACGCCTACCACGACGTCGCCGCCCGCGCAGCATCGCACCATGCACGGCAGACAGAGCGCATCCTGCGAGCTCGCGGCTACGCTCCCGACATGGGCAACGAGCCGTGGCTTGACCCGCTGCTCTTCGCCTGGGCCGATGCCACCGACTACCGTGTCGGGCGCATCACCGCCGGCTGGATCGCCGCGCTTCTCCTGTTGCGTGACGGCAAGGCCGGCGAGTTCATCCCCGGCTTCCGCGTAAGGGTGCCGGCAACGGTCGAGGAGCTCAACCAACGTGTCGAGAAGTTGATGGAGTTCGCCGTCCGCGACTCCTTCACCAGCTTGTTGGCTGGACTCAGCCGCGTTCGGCAGGGCGAGTTGAAGCGGTACGTGTGGCGCACCATGCTCGACGGCAAGGTCAGGCCTGAGCACCGCCGCCGCGAGGGAGCCGTCTTTGAGTGGGGTGCGCCCCCGCCAGATGGCCATCCTGGCGAGCCGCCCAACTGCCGGTGTCATGCCGAGCCGCTGCCGGCAGCGCGCGTCGACCGCGACGCTCGAGGTGCGCGCCCGCGACGTGGCCCGCCGGGGGTGTCGTCGATGGTTCCAACGCAGGTGGTGCTGCAAGGTGGCTTCACGATGACGCTAGGCGGCTGGGAGTCGCCCGCCACGGCGTCGAGGTGGCTTGCCGCTGCCTTGGTAGCGGTGCAGACCTACCGTGCCCGCAGAACGCGTCCTGCGCAGCCTCAGGGCATCTCAATGCCACTTGAGACTACGCGCGTGGCAGACTAGGGGGGCGTGCCATGGACCAGCGCAACGACGTCCAGCAGGCAATCGCCAACCGTCTCCCCATGTACATGGCCGACCTGCCCAACTGGCAGTACGTCGTGCAAGTGGCGGGCGAGTTCTTGCAGATGGGCGAAGATGCCAACTGGCAGCTCTACCAAGGGCAGCAGGACTTCAGTCTCGCCCCGACCGCTCTGCTCAACGCCATCGGCGCTTCGCTCTATACGACCCGGCAAGGGCTGAGCGACGCGCGCTACGCGGACCTGCTCAACACCATGCTCGTGGCGCGCATCTCGCACGGCGAGGAGTGGCGGCTTGCAGAGGTGGCTCGCAGGCTCCTTGGCGGCACCGTGGCCATCGCGGTGACTACCGGGTGGCAGCAGGTATCGGTGCAGGTGGGAACGCCTACGCCGCCGTCGAGCGCTCAGGTGGCGCGAGCGTTGTCGGTTATCGACCGCGCTGTTGGCGCAGGCGTGCTTGGACGCCCTGTATCGTGGTACTACAGCAACTCCGGCTTCGGCTGGCTTGACGACGACACGTCCCTTGGCTGGGATGATGGACTCTGGGCAGAGGCACTATGACGACACCCGTTCGCCCCGCAGTATCGCCCGACTGGGCTGCCGACGTGACGCTTGAGCCGCAGGGGACGGCGCCTGTCGGCACGAACGATGCCATCGTGCCGCCGAGCGGGTACGCCGACAACGGGTGGCCGCTCGGCATCAAGCCGATCAGGCAGTACGACAACGGCATCAAGCGCATCCACGGGGACTGGATCAACTTCTTGAGCGCAACGGCTGTGCCTTGGTTTGAGAACATGCGCGACGCGTTGCTCTACTACGCGACGATCAATGGAGATCGTGATTCGGCAGCAGTTGGAACATTGCAAGCTTTTCGCATCATTGAGTCGCTGCAATCTGGTCGGTACATTGGCGAGGCTTTCGACATTGATCCGCCGACGGCGCTATCGCAAACGGCACGAGCGGTGGTCACTGATGGCTACGCCGTGTACCTTGCGGCGGGACAGTACCTTGTGGCCATTGAAGCAGAGCCTTCGCACGACGAATACTGGCGCGTCAACCTAGGCGCGCAGGTGTACTCCGTTGCGCTGTGGAAGGATGCCTCAGTGATCGTTGGCCTTGCTTCCGGTGTGATCAAGCAGGTCAACACGATCACTGGCGTTGTTTCCAACCTGACCACAATCGCCGGCGGCGGCAACGTGACAAGTCTTGCCTCGAATGGTCGATGGATTGTTGCACACGGTGGCACCAAGGCAATCATCTACCCATGGTCAAATACGCAGGCGACGGTCACGCTTGCAGATTCGGTTGCGGCGACCATCTCGGGGCAGAAGATGTTTGTCGCCTACTTTGATGTCGGAGCGAACGAGTATGGCATCAACGTCTACGACTCATCTGGCGCCTTGATCGACAACGTGCTGCTCCCGGCAACGTCTAGCACCCCTACGCCCACGTCGATCTGCGCAGACGGTCAGTTCATCGTGCTGACGCATGAACCAGATGACGATCTGAACACAGTAAGCGTCTTTAGTGGTGGGACACGGCGTGAAACAAAGATGGTGCGACTCTGGGGTAGCACCGCCGCTGAGTTCGGAGCAACGCCGTCGTTTTCAACAATCGACGACCAAGCGGTGTACGTTGCCAACGTCAGTGGCCAGACCTTGGCCTTGAGCCGGATGACGGGCAACCGCCTGTGGATGGGCGACACGCAAGCGGACCTCGCGGGCATCTTCACCGATGGTCACAAGCTCTATGGATGCGGGATGGATGGCGCTGACGCTCGGGCGTATCAGTACAACACCGGCTATTCAGTTCGGACGTATCAGCTCACATACGCGTACGGGCAGAACGTCATCCCGCAGAACTTGCACTACATCCCGATGAGGTAACGCATGCTCACCCAGCAGCAGAGAGACGACCTGTTCCTCGCCTTGTCAGGCACCTCGCCGGCCTGGAGTCCGTTCGCATGGCTCATCAGCGGCAACGACCGACCCGCGACCGTCACCGACGGCGTGAGCGTGGAGAGCGCAATCGTCACCGGCGCTCACGTCATGCTTGAGGGCGGCTTTGAGCGATGGGCAGTCACGGTCGGCGGCGTCGCTGCGGGCAGCTACACCATCACCATCAACGGCACGAACTACACCTACGTAGCTTCCGGCACGGAGACGCCAACGCAGCTTGTGACTACGCTTGCAGCCGTTGTGAGCAGTTCTGCGGTGACGGCAATCGCAACGGTGGTCGACGGAGACGAGCCTGCGGTGCTCATCACGTCAACGTCTCCGACCCCGCCCACCGTGGCAGTCACGGCACCCTCAGGGTTCCTGACGCTCACCTCGCAGGCAACCTCGGTCAACTTTCGCCTCTGGGGCTACACCGGAGGGCAGTGGAGCCCGCTAAACGGTGGCTCCTTCGCCAGCGTAGGTGTGGGCTGGGTTGAGCAGGTGCGAACTGGCATCTTCTCCCGGCTGGCCATCGAGGTGCAGACGACCGATGGGCTGGTCGGCATCCGCATCGGCCCCTGCGACGCGAGCGCGTCGTGAGCGTTGGCAACTTCTCAACGTCGGCCCTCCCGGCAGAAGCGTACAGCGGCGGCAAGGTGCTGTCTGGCGCTCGCGAGGCAAAGCCCGATCCTGCAAGTGTGCAGGGTAGTTGTTACGTCTATTCTGGAGACGTCACGTTGGGCACCATGATCTGGATCGCCGTGCTCGTCGAGGGCGACCCGAAGTGGTCATTGCTGCAAGTCTCCGGTTTTGCCGGAGGGTTCGACGACCTTGGCAACCTCGAGCCCATCGACGCATACGAGTTCATTCCGGCGAACGCCGTCTACATCACGACAAACATCGGAAGCCTCTACACCTACGACGGCTCGGGGTGGGTGTTCATGTCGCCGCTGCACGCGCCTTGGGTTGGGGCTGCACTGTCCCCCGACTTCGGGTTGCCGGACCCGTTTGACGCCTCGTACACGCTTGTCGACGGAGACCTTGGGGTCACCAACATCGGCGACATCCCGATCTGGTGGCGCTACTGCGATGTCGCCAAAAACTGGTTCCGCGTGGCCGAGCTCGGGCAGCCGTGGGAAGCGTCAAAAGCTCGCGCATCGTGGTTTGACTTCGACCACCCGCCGGTCGTGTCTGGCGCGCCTGTGACCGCCCAGGGGTGGGACTCGTTCACCCTCAATAGCTGCACGCTGAGCGGTGGGAAGGTGAACCTTGCAGGCAACTCCACCGGCGGTCTGTACTCAGCCAGCACGACGGTGTCGCCCACCGGGAAGATGGCCATCATCATCACCGGCCTCGAGGTCGACTTCCCAGTGGGCGTGGCAGGCCAGGCGCGCGCATGGTCGGGAGCCCTGACGACTGCGAGCGCAGACCGCTTGTGCTCCCTGCAAGCGAACCCTGCATGGAGCCCGACGAACTGGCACATCGGCGGCGGCGCCAACACACCGATCACCGGCGCTACGTTGTCCGCTTCGCAGACCGTCGAGATCTACGTTGACGCGGCAGGGCCGATCACGGTGTACCTTGATCGGTCACCCACGCCAGCGCTCGTAACCAACCCGTTCACCTTCGGCAGCAGCACCAGCACCATGCGCGCCATGATGACGCTGTCGTCGATCACGGGTGGCACCGCCACGCTCAAGTGCGAGAAGTTCGCCGCCATCGCTTTCAACACTTAGAGGCACCATGCAGTTCAACCAGACCTCGTTCATCAAGACCGTGGCTGTCACCGCCAACAGTCCTCCTACGCTGATCCCGCTGAGCGAACTCGTCGGAAAGGCCGGCTCGTTTCGGATCGCCATCTACAACGGTGGTTCACACGGGGCGAGCATCGTCTTTGCGTCCGATGCGTCGGCCCACTCGGGCTACTACATCGGCAACGGCGTCTCTGCCGAGATCGACGGCTGGACGGCTGGCGACATCGCGTCGGGGCTGTACCTGTACGCGTCGAACTCGACGGCGTGCCATGTGACCGTGCGCGCGGTGGTCTAATGGCTATGGTCTTCATCACACCACCTGCCGGCAACCCATTCCCCGGCGCCGTCGCGGGCGTGTATGGGCCGTTTGCTGATGCCAGTGCCGTCGTGACCGAAATCGGCGGCAAATCGCAGTTCAGCATCGGGTATGACGTGAACGGCGCGATCTGGTACGCGAACGGCATCGGTCAGGTTGTCCGCATCTCCATGCCGCCAATCAATGGACCGAATGACCTACCAACGCCCGTCAGCAACGAGGATTTTACGTCTGGCCTGTTCTGTTCCGACGGAAACGCAATCCGGTGGACTTGGGCCAGCACGCAGTGGGTGCGGATCACGACCGAAGACGTGGCTACGTCTAGCTCCACGCCGTCTGCCGTGTCTGGAGAGGTATTCTCCGACGGGGACTCGTGGTGGCCTGCGCTCAGATGTCAAGCACTCACCACCGGCGTCGTCTATCAGTGGGATGGCGCCGCGTGGAACGCCACACCGTGACAACCAAGGAGCAGTCATGAGCAAGAAGTCGTCAGTCGAGATCGATGCGAACAAGGACGGCGTCAACGTCGGACTCGCGGTTGGCTCCATCGTCGCCGCTGCCGTGCCCATCATCGCGGTTGCCGCGACTGGCGGCATCGCCGCCGTGCCTGTGGCCTTGTGGGTCGGCCTCGCGTCCATCATTCCAGGCCTGTTCGCCGGCAACATTCGTCGTCACCGTTCCTGAGGGGGTTCGCATGGCAACCAAGGCATCGCTGCGACGAGCAGCCGAGCAGACCGCCGCCGCTTGCATCGACGCCAAGGCAAACTTCCTCGCCAAGCGTGACGCGCTCCGAGCGGCAAGCGACGCCTACAACGCGGCTCTGCTCGCGCACACCCAAGCGTGCGAGGCCCTGACCGCTGCGTTTCCGAGCACGGACGCGCCGAGCGCACCGGAGCCTGAGATCCAGCCGCCTGCGGCGCAGCCCAATGTTGCCGAGCGTCGTCGCCTGTTCGGGTGGTTCGGCCGATGAGCCGACACGACAACCCAGCCGCCGGCTTCGGTGCCCCTGCTGGCCTTGACGGCTTGCAGCGCACAATCCAGGGCGCAGGCATCCGCAACTTCAGCGCTGCGGAGGTGTGCCGGCTCAACCCGGCGCGCATCGTGCCCCCTGAGCCGACCATGGTTGTCCCGCCAAAGGACTTCTGGCCCAGCATCATCCCGACGCTGCGACTCGCGGAGCGCATGCGCGCTGCGTGGGTCGACGACGTCAAGTTGCGCGGAGGTGACGTCACCCGTGCCGGGATCGCGGTGGTCAGCGGCTACAGGCCACCGTGGTACAACGCCCGCGTCGGCGGTGCGCTTCAGTCGCAGCACATGCGTTTCACAGCGCTCGACCTGCGCCCGGTCAACGGCGAGCTCGGGCACTTCATGCGCGTGGCCTCGATGACAGTCGCCTCCGAACGTGACCTCAAGGCGGTAGGCTACGGGCGCTACGACACCTTCATCCACATCGACACAGGGCGCAACGTGTTCACCCAGTGGGACAACCGGTCGCAGCAGGCCAAGGCGCGCGACGCCAGGTTCGCCGTGGGCGGCGACAAGATCAACGACACCGCGCCGGAGGGAGAGTGATGGGCAGACGCCAGGAGGACATTCAGACGCCAAGGGCCGGCACCGAGCCGCCCGTGATCAACGGGCGCCAGTACACCCCGCCGCCAACAGACCGGGGGGCGCAGGACACCGGCTCGACCTCCACCATCGAGGTTGGCCCGCTCAAGGCTAGGGGCCGCGCCGCTGACCACCTGCTGCGATTCGGCACGCCCGCCCTGCTGCTGGTTGCCGTGTCGGGCGGCGTCCCTGCGGTGTGGAACGGCACCAGCGACCTCTCCGTCATCAAGGCTGAGGTCGCCACCATCAAGGCCGACGTCGGCGAACTGCGGAGGTTGCAGGCCGAGCATGTCGCGGCGATGCAGGTAACGCTCGCCCGCATGCCGAACGCCGATCAGTTCGCCGCCGACCATGACGAACTCGTGCGACTCCGCGCCACGGTGTCAGCCTGCTGCGGAGACCTGCCCCCGCTCGCCGCGCCGCGCCGCCGCCACGAGCCAGTGACGCTCGACGCTACGGAAGCACCCGTGCGAGAAGCCACAGAAACGGGTCCAGACGCCGGGGTAGGCGATACCATGCCCGCAGGCATCCCGACCGTCGCAAAGCGGCCCTAGCGACCCCACATGGCGTTCCATGACGCCAAGGTGATGAACTGCCGCACGCCCAGCTCGCCAGGCAGCCACACCACAACCACTGAGGGCCATTCTGGAGACTTGCCGCTGCCTCCGTAGGCCACGCGGCGCAGGGGGGCCACGATGTAGGTGCTCGAGGTGAGCACGGTGTCGTGACACCACTGCTGCTCCCATCGGTTCCCCGGCATCACGAACGCCACGGGCACCTGCGTGCCGGCCTCTGCGGCTCGATGCGCGAACGGGCCGAGCAGCGAGAAGGGCGGGTTGCACCAGATAGCGCCATCGTGCGCATCGACAACCCAGTCTAGGTGCGGGTTGAGCGCATCGCGCTGCTCGTCGATGTACCGCGAGCACAGTGCGTTGTCGGGCGATGCGGCAGCATCAAGCGTGAACGCCAGCGGCTCGTCGAACGCGTCGAACAGCCACCGCGGCGTGAGCCGCACGTCCTGCGGCAGGGCTCGCTTAGCTCGCTTAGAAGTCATGGATGTCGTACTCCCCGCAGAACGGCTCGTCATCCCAGTAGTCCTCGACCACCTGGCGGGGGTCGAGTTCGACGAGTACCGACCACTGCTCGCCGCTGTCCTCGTCGATGCCACTGTACTCGACGACTTCGATGTTGACCTCGTTCTCGCCGTTCGCCTCGTCGGTCGACAGCTCCGCGAGAACGGCAACCTCGTCTGGATAGGCGTTCAGCATGACCACGCAGCACCCTTGGCGGATGGATGCGGCAATCGCGTCACACGCTGTCAAGTAGCCGTTCATCGCTGCCCCCGCACGGCAATCTGCGCTTGCAGGTCAGCAACACGGTCCTCGTGCTGTTGCTGCATCAGCAGCATCTGCTGCTCGAGGTGGGCGACGCGCTCCTCAAGCGCGCGAACGTGGACGGCAAGTTGACTTGCCATCTCGCTGACGGACTGGTCCTGACTCATCGGTGACTCCTACGCGTGCGTCGCGCCTACTCGCGACAGGAGGCGGGATAGCGCAGGCCCCGGCAAGTGTCAACCAGCAAAAGCAACAAGCCCGCCAGACAGCGTCTAGCGGGCTTGGCGCGCGGAGGGGAGTAGGAGTCAGGACCACCCGCGCGACCGGTGCTCTACGGCATCCATGCCGCGCCCGTCAAGTGGGCTTGGGCGGCTTGCGTCGCCGCGGCGCCTTGGGCCGACGCATGTCATGCTCAACGCCGCGCTGCTCTCGGTCGAGGTACAGCGCGCCAAGCACGGCTTCTGCCACGTCCTCAGCGCCTTTCGCCGGCAGCGTCCACAGACCTCGGCTGGTGACAAGTTCGATGGCTGTTGCTTTGGCCAGTTCGCGCTTCTGCGCCGTCGGCATGCCCCAGGATGCGCGCCATGCCGCAGGCGAGACCGGCTCGACGTGTCGCAGGCACAGAACCTGAGCGGCAACGTGCCACACCGCGACGTGCTGCATGAGTACCCCGTAGGTGCTGACGCGAAGGCCAGCCCACGGGGCTTCACACGCAAGCACGATGCCGCCTGCGCGCACGTCTTGACTCAGGTCGCGCAGCAAAGTGAGCAGCGCCCTGATTCGCACATCAAGCACGTCTGCGGCCACCTTGCGGACGTGCAGCACGCCGAGCACTTGCCCGTCATGTGCCGCGGCCAACGCGCTCGACGCGCCCACGTCGACGAAGATGCAGAGCGGAGCGCTCATCGATTACCGATCATCGACCACAGACGGTCGATGGCAATCCGCTTGTTCTCTTGAAACGACTTGCCGTTGGTGGCTTGCACCCGAATGGCTGGGTGCTCGGGGTGCATCGCCAAGGCCGAAGTGTCCTCGCCCGCCGGTCCCGCTTCACGTTGCCGGAACGGGATCACGTTGACCTTCGCCTCCCAAGCGGCCCTGTCCGCATCCTGCCCACCACCTGCCGGCACGAAGCCGTTGGGGTAGCGCGCCTCGAGTTTGGCCACATTCGCCTTGGCCACCTCGGCCAGGTTGGTTCCTGCCGCCGCAGCCGTAACCGTCAGATACCAGAGCACGTCGCCGAGCTCGTCGATCATCTTCTGCCGGTCGAACGGCTTGGCGTGCCGCTCAAACTTCTTGACGAGGTCGGCCACCTCCCCGGCCTCTCCGTTGAGGCCAAGGGCCAGATACCAGAGCGGGGGCAGCTCGGTGCGCTCGTCTCGAGCAGTTCGCAGGGCGGCATCAGCGTACACGTACATGTTCATGGTTCGGCTTCCTTACTCAAAGGTGATGTGGGTGTGGCTCATCTCGAGGCGACGGATGGTCGCCATGACTTCAGCGCAGCGATTGATGATGTCCTCCATGGTCGAGCGTTCGGGGTCTAGTTCAAGCGCGACGGCAATCTCGGCCACGATGCCGGCGTAGCACTCCAGGGTCTTGGAAAGGTCGCGGGCGACGTCTTGAAGCTCGGCAACCCGTTGTTCGTAGTGCGTCATCGAAACACCACGGTCTGCCAGCCTGCCGGCACGACACTCGGCGCGTGACACGTCGTGACGATCACAAGCGTGGCGGCGTCGCGCAAGCGCTCAAGCAGCGTCGTGAGCATGGATGCGTCGCAGGCGTCGGCCTCGATGTGCAGCACCTGCCACTTCGACGAGAACGGGTCGTCGAACGACGCCACGCCAAGGTCGAGGGCAACGCACATGGCCAACTGCTGAGCAGCGCTCAGGCCACGCTGAGAGACGCACCGGCCATCAGGGAGGCGAAGCCCGAACGCATCGTTGACCAGTACGACCTCGCCCGCAGCGCACCTCGAGGTTGCAGCCGCGCACAGCAGGGACTTGCCACGTTCAATCGCCTCCTCGAGGTCGGACTCGCCGGCGCGCTTGGCAGCATGCGCGAGGTCGCTCGCCTGCTGCGCCTTGCTGCTCGCCACCACCGATTCGTCGAGCCGCGACTTGGCGGCTTGCCACGCACGCGCCTGCTCGACCAGCGTCGTGACCCGCTCCACCTCGGCCTGTGACTCCTCGTGCGCGGCGCGTGCCGCCCGCAGCGGCGTGTCGTCTGCCGGGATCTTGACCGCGTCGACCGGCATGGAAAGCCCGCGCTCAACCCATTCCTGTTCCAAGCGCACCAGTGCGTCATGCTGCTGCTGACGGACGGTCAGGTCGACGTGACGCTGCTCCGCGTCTTCAAGCCGGAGGCGGGCGGCGTCGCTCTCCTTCGAGGCGACCATGTGCTGCTGGTAGGCAGCCGTCTCATGCTGACGTGCCACCTCGAGGTCGGTGGCTCGCGCCTGCATCTCGGCATGCGCGGCCTCGGCATGCGCGATGGCTGCGTCACGCACCGAGACGTCGATGCGCTGCCGGCACTGGTTGCAGCTTCCGGCGCTCAGCAGCAGAGCCGTCTGCGTTGCCGCAACGTGCGCCTCACGCGCCACGCGCCACGCCTCGCCGCAAGTGCGCACCGCCGCAGCCTTGCTGGTGAACACCTGCTTGTACTCGTCTGCCGATGCGCAGCACGTCTCAAGCACCGCCGTGGCGTGAGCGATGGCAGCATCGGCAGCGTCCCACTCCTGCTGCGTCACCGGAGTCGACGCGCGCACCTGCGCGTGCTCGCTGACGATGGCAACCAGCCTCGGATCGCGCCCGACGGGTGCGGCGCGCACGGCATGCACAGCCTCGCGCAAGCCCTGCTGAGCGCTGCGCAGCGCCGCCTCAAGCGTCGCCACGTCGCCGGTAGGCGTCGGCATGCTGTCCAAGGAGCGCTGCATGGCTTCGACGACGGCGTTTGCCTTGCCCACAGCCGAACGCGCTTCGGTGGCTCGCTGGGCAAGTTGCGTGACGCGCTGCTGGAAGTCGCGCGCTTCGAGCTCGGTCTTCGCGCCAAGCCGCAGCAGCGTGCCTTGCAAGTTGGCCGCGCTCGCAGTGACCCATCCAAGTCCGCGCCCTTCTGAGGCAAAGCGTGCCGCGATGTAGGCCTCGGCGTCGATGTCGTCGCCGTCCTTGCGCTTGCCGGTGACGACAGAACGCGTCAGCACCCCCTTCGGCGTCAGCGACCGAGACCGGGTCAGCGACACAAGCCCGCGCTCGTCTTCCACCACAATGGACGCCTCCATGTTGGTGTCGCCAGGAGCAATGGTTGCGCGGTACTCGGGGCTCGACGGCGCCATGCCGGCAACCTCTCTTCCCAAGCACCAGCCGACCGCCTCTGCGATGCGGCTCTTGCCGGCACCGTTGGGTCCGGTGATGAGAATGTTGGGAGATTGAAGCATCAAGTCAATCTGCCCACCCTTGAACTTTGCGTTGATCCGCTTGATCATCATCGACTCCTACTGTGGCACGGCTCCATGCCGGCACCTCAAAAGCCCCGTCCTGCGAGCAGGTACGGGGCGAGGGTACGTAGGTGTCGGGTCAGTCGGCCTCGGCGTCGGCTTTGGCCTTCGCGGCCGTGTAAATGGCGAACGCGGCGGAGGCGGCCTTCGCGGCGGCAGCCTTGGCGTATGTGTCGGCGGCGACCCAGGCATTCGCGGCTATGATATAAGCCGCGTACGCGGTGTCGACGGGGTGCTCGGCGGCGTCGTGAGCGGCCTTCTCGGTGAGGGCGGCCTCGATGCTGGCAAAGTTCGCGGCCCTCTTGGCGGCGTATGCCGCGGAGGCGGCGCGATCGGCGGCGGCAACCTTCTCGTTGTACACGGCCTTGGCGACGTCAGCGGCCTTCTTGGCTTCGGAGACGGCTCGGACGGCGGCGATGAGGGCGTCGTCGGCGGCGCGGGCGTCCTCGCCGGCTCGGGCGGCGGCGGCGGCGTAGGTGGCGGCAGCAGCGGCGACGGCAGCGGCGACGGCGTAACGGTCGACGGCGGCGCGGGCGTCCTCGGCGGCGGCGTCTTGGGCAGCGGCCTCCGCCTTGGCCTGAGCAACATAGGCTTTGGCCACGGCGGCGGCGGCGTCCCGGGCGGCGGCGTCGGAGACGAGGACTCTGGCGGAGGTGGCGACCTTCTCGGCGAAGGCGGCGGCGGCGTCAGCATCGGCCTTCTCGGCTTCAGAGACGGCGCGGGCGGCGGCTAGAAAAAGCTCAAACGTCGTCTCGTTCGTCGTGTTCATCGTCTCTCCTTCGGTTCGTGTTGGCAACGTGCCACCTACCGCCGAAGCCCCGTCCTGCAAACAGGTACGGGGCGGGGCTGGGTTGGTAGGTGTCGGGTCAGTCGGCGGCGGCCTTCTGGGCGCGGGCGGCGGCTCGTTTGGCGCGCCGGGCGGCATCGGCGGCGGCATTCCAGGCTTCCCATGCGCGGTCAGAAGCCTTCTTGGCGGCGTAGAAGGCGGCCTGGGCGGCCGCGGCGGCGTGAGCTGCCTTTTCGGCGGCGTGAGCTGCCTTTTCGGCGTCGGCGTATGCCGCGACGTGAGCGGTCGATTCGGCGGGCTGCTCGGCTTCAATAGCAGCTCGGGCGGCGACGTGAGCGGCCTTCGCGGCGGAGTCGGCGCGATCGGCGGCGGCGCCGTATGCGTCGTATGCGGCGTCCGTGGCGGCGGCTGCGGCGGCGAAGACGGCGGCGGCCTTCTCGGCGGCCTTGGCGGCGGCTGCGGCAGCTAGATAAAGCTCAAACGTCGTCTTCGTCTCGGTCGGGTCGCTCATCTCGTCGTCTCCTACTACTCTCCGGCACCACCGCCGGCACCTCGAAAGCCCCGTCCTCTGGCGAGGTACGGGGCGGGGCGAACGCAAACTGCGCTTAGGTCTACGTGCCGGCCAGCAGGCGCAGGAACGCGTCGAGCTCGTCGAGCGTGATCGGCTTGTTCCTGCCGACCGTCCGCTCCCACAGTTGGGAATCACCCGTGTGCATGGCGACACAGGCATCCACCGGGTGACGGATGCCGTCCGTGCGGGCGATGTCTGCCGCCAGCCGGCGCAGTGACTCAGGCACCGACGACGCTCCACGAAGGAGCGCATTGCGCTCCGCGTCGCTGTAGGGTGCCTCCTGCCCGCTCAAGGCGAACGCGTCGGCGTCGGCCTGCTCGACCGATGCCTGCGGCTCCTCGACCGCTGCGGCAGGCTCCGCAACCACCGGCTGCTTGTCCTCGGTGGCCGTCCTCGGCTTGCGCGCGGCAGCACGAGCAGCAGCCGCAGGCGACACGACCGGCGCGGGCGCTGCGGTGACGCTCACGGCCTGCGGCTCGACGGCAACCGGCCCAGGCGTCGAGGTCGAGGCCGCGATGTCCTCGAGCTCGTCGCTCGCCGGGATGCCGAGCAGGAGCTCGGGGGCGTAGATTCGACCGAAGAACGCCGCAGCGCGATAGCGCAGCATCATCTCCGGCATGGACTGCCACTTGCTGCCGTCCTTGCCGAGCCATCCCTCGGCAACCGCCATGCGCATTGACACCACCGGCCCGCGCAGGTGCTCACCCGTGCGCGCCTCGACCGCGTAGGCGTAGCACTCGCGGTTGCGGATGGTCATCTTGCGCACAACACGGGTGCGCTGCCCGCCGCTCCACTCGGTGGTCGTGTAGCTCACCTCTTCCTCGGTGCCCTCTGCCGAGAGGGCGAACCCCAGCGAGCCGGCAAACTTGCCCGACCGGTTGATGCTGGCGATCACGAACGGCGACGCCCAGGAGGGCTTTCCTTCGACGATGTACAGGTTCTGGCACACCGCGAGAGGCGCAATCCCCATGCGCACCGCCATGTCAATAGCGATGGCGCAGTTCCCGGCAGCGTCGGGGTTGTCCTCGACGCGCGCGTTGTCGCCGCGGCCCTTCACGATGCGGGCGCGAAACGCCTCGGGCACCAGGCTCGACCTCGACAGGAGCTCAGCCGCGCGGAACACGCCCGCAGCACCGTCGACCGTGTCGAGGGTCAGGATTGCCTCACCGCTCACGCGGCGACCTTCGGACTTCTGGATCTGGATCTGGTCACTCACTTCACACCTCGCAGTTTGGCCTCGACGCGGAGGCTCTGGTTGATCACAGCGTACTTCTTGAGCCGCTCCTTTGCGGCTTTCGCTTCCACCTCGAACGCCCGCAGGTCCGCGAGCAGCGACGCAGGCGCGCCTTGGTACTCATTGCTCGACCGCTTCGTACTTCGCACGATCAACTCGTAGTTCGGCGTGTAGCCGCGCTCGAGTCCGCGTGACGTCAGGAACGCGAGCAGTTCGGTCTTGATCTGCTCGAGGCGGGCCTCGACCAGCACCGTCTGCTGCTCAAGCATTCGCATCTGCTCAATCTTGGCCTCGATGCTGGCGTCCGTGAGTTCCTGCACCTCTTCGCCCACGGTCACCGTTCGCTGCCACTCGCCCCTGTCGACTGGGGTCGGTACGATCAACGCACCGTTGACGAACTGCTCGTGCAGCCCTCGGTCAGACCGCACGCGCTCGACCACGTCCCACACGCGCGTCACATGCTCCGCAATGACACGCTGGGCCTCGGCGTTCGCCACGATGCGGCACACGTACAGCGACCCGTCGAACAGGCCACTCAGGTACGCCTGCTGCGACCCCGTGGCCAGCATCTGTGCCTGCACCTGCCACCAGTACCCTTCCACCGACGAACCTTCCGTCGCGTCGCCCGTCTCGCGCAGCGCTCGCCACGCGTAGTGGTCGGCAAGACGGAACGGCGCCTTGACCTCGACCGGTGCCTCCTGCGCCGCACACCAGCCGTCGAGGCTCACCCGCAGCGGCGAGGACACGTCGCGCGGCCCCAGGGTGCAGGGCACAGCCTCGACCGCGACGCCGAGCTCGGTGGCCGTCTCGGCAAGCACCAGCGGCTCCAACTGCTTGCCCCACCGGGTTGCCGTCGTGTCGCTGGACTCCGAGACGATGCCCAGCTTGCGCGCCGCGACCGTCCACGCCCCAGCATACCGGTCGATGCCGAGCACTGCCGGCACCTCCGAAGCGCCGATGCCCAGCTTGCGCATCGACAGCCACATGTCCTGCGACATGCCCTCTGTGCGCGCCAAGATGCGCGCGTCTCCGTATGCCGTTCTCATGACTCCTCCGTAGTGTCGTTGGTATTGACAGCCTCCCGCTGCGCCCGCTCCGCGGCCCTGCGTGCGTCTCGCGCAGGCTTCTGCCGCGCTCGCCGCTCCTTGAGAAGGCCTGCAGCGTACGCTCGCCGCTCCTCGTTGTCGGGGGTGTCTCCGCTCGACAAAAGGCATCGGTCCTCGGTTATCTCCCCAAGCAGTCGATGGTACCGCTCGTCATCACCCGACACGGCCAGCCGCAACTCGGTCGCGTGCAGGGGCGCCGCATACGGAATGTACCGCGCTCGCTTGGGGATCAACACCCACTGCGACGCCAAATACAGCCGCTTCAGCTTGTCGTAGTCGATGCGCGGAGGGATCTGGGCAGCATGCATCATTCGCGGGTCCGCGAGGTCGCGGGCGCCGCACAGCAACAGAATTGCGAGGCTGCGATGCGTCGTTGGGCGCGCCTTCAGCCATTCTACGTGGATCGCCTGCCGGGTGACGCCGCGCCACTCAGCGATGGCGGCGACCACCTGATGCGAGGCAATGCCTAGCACCTTGGCGGCGCGCAGCTTGATGTCGTCGACCGAGGCTCGAAAAACGAGCGACTGTCTGTCAACGGTCTTGATCACGATTCACCCCCCTTTAGTAGCAGTACCACGACGTCTGCTCGGGCTCGCCGCAGACGTCCTGACAGACCGTGTAGGAGCAGTTGTCGTTGGAGTATGAGCAGCAGACGATGTCGCCTGCCTCACTGCATCCATCGAGAGATGCGCCCTTCCATCGATCAGGGAGCTCGCAGTCGCACGCGACCATCGAGAGCATCAACAACGCAACCATCAACGTCTTCATCTGTCACTCCTACTCGCTTGACGCCAGACCACCCGGCGCCCAGACAGCGTAGATCATTGTCGCTTACGTTGTCAAGCGGCTATAAACACCCTTGCACACTTATGGTCAGATGGGTATGGCGACGTGGCCACCGCGGAGACGACCATGGGCGAGATGATGACAGAAGCCGAAGTCGCCGCACACCTGCGGGTGTCGGCCTCGACGTTGCGACGGTGGCGACGCACGGGCGGCGGCCCGTCGTGGAGCCGCGTAGGACGCAGACCACGGTACAGCAGGATCGAGCTCGACGCGTGGCTCTTGGAACGTTCCGGCGCAGCCGATGCAGACTGACCACGTCTACACCACGCCGGCACCGATTGAGGAGGTGTCGCGCACTGCCGGCCCGGTCGCGGCGGTCGTGCTTGCGCTCTACAGCACCGCGGCGGGCACCTTGCACAACGCTCGCGTGGCGGAACTGCTCGGGGTCAGCGTGCGCACCGTGGCGTATGCCAGGAAGGCGCTGATCGAGCACGGGTGGGTTACCTCGAGGCGTCGAGCGCCTGCCTGCGAAGTGCAACCAGTTGCACATGAGCCAACAACGCAAGTGCAGCCAGTTGCACTTTCGACCCCCCAACAAGTGCAACCCATTGCACTTGTGGCACCAGAAGAAGTGCAACCCATTGCACTTTCGACCCCCCTCGCGTGTGACGCGCCCGCGCGCGCTTTTCTAGATCTCCTAGATCTTGATACTTCCTACCTTGGTCGAGATGTAGATCCAGATCTCCTAGATCTCGTACCTGCCAACCATGATCGAGAGATCCCTCCCACAACATTCCGATCTGCTTCGCTTCGCTCGCAGATCGGGGCAGTCCGCAAAGGCAAGGGCAGAGGCATGACAAAGCGACAAGCGGCGCTCTTCGACGACGCCATCTCGAACTCGACGGTAAAGCACGAGCCGTTCGCCCCAGGAGCCATCGAGCGGGTCGTCGAGGCCCACCGCGTCGCCTTTGAGCTCGTCGAGGCAAT